TAACCCAGCCTTTGATGGTATAGTCCTTTGCAATTTGATTGACCCATTTACGGAACTGCACCGCACGCTCAGAATTGACCTTGAATCCAACTGCAATGATCATCTCCAAGGAATAGTGATTTGTGCTGTAGCTTTTTCCGTCAGCGGCAGTTATCCGAAATTTTCGGATAACTGAATCCTCTTGTAATTCGCTATCACTGAAGATTTTTTTTACATGATAATTTATGGTGCGAACATCCACATCGTACAACGTGGCCATCATCTTCTGTGTCAGCCATATATTCTCATCCTCATAGCGCATCTCAATGCTGTCCTGCTGATCACCGACAGAAGCAACATAAGTCAAATATTCTGCAGCGCTGGAACGGATGGTTATTTCATCTTTTTTCTTTTTCAAATAAGAGACCTCCTTCTGGTTTCTTCTCATTTCACCAATTGAAAATCACAACAAAATTGATGGCTTTAATATTTCTTTGCAAGTCCAGAAAAATGTGACTCCACAATTCTATCCATCTGATTAGCAATCTCCGCAAAAGGCTGGTTCAAGTCTAGAGTTTTAACACTTATCTGACTTCCATGCATTTGATACACATTGTCCGGTTGTATTTCTTCTTCTGTCTTTGCATAGAGAAGCATTCCAGAAACTGTATTTTTCTCCTCTCCAAATTGATAACTCCGATTTTTTACATAGGTGAAAATCTGATACAAGTTATTTGAATGAAGAGTATGTTTATCAAACTGGACCTGCGTAGTGTGGCTATAGTATTTCGCATCAATAATAAGTACGGTATTTCCACGCTGCAGGTGAATATCGCTTTGCATGACCGGAAGCATGGTTCCAATACCATCATCCAGTGACCACGGAATCTGTGATGCACTGACAGATAATTCAGGATAATGTCTGCTGTAATATTCCAGAATAAATTTCTCATACAACCTACACATACGTTGCTCATCTACGAAAGAGGCTAACCTATAGTCACCTGAATCTGTTGTAATAAGCATCCCCTCAATAATCAACTGGCAAATACTTACAAGCATTCTATATGTTTGATTGTTACGCTGAAAACGAATGGACGACCATTTAATTCCTGTTGGTTCTATTATCTCTACATTTGAAAAATACAACATTTTCTTTTTTAGATCATCTTTGTATTTTGCTTGCACTTTTCCATTGCGTAAAAGAAGCGTAACAGTTGTTTTCAGTATTTGATTCAGTAAATTGTTTTCTGACAACTCATCAAAGTCGCAAGTAAGTACCCTTTTATGTGCCAACCTATTTTTAATTGTACCCGGCATATTTATTTTGCCGCGCATAACTGAAAGTTCTTCCTGACGACTTATGTATTCTCTATATAGCCCTTGCTTTAACTGCAATCCAATTCCCTTAGACAGAATCGCTGCCAGCAGATTATACATCTCGTCAAAAGACTCTACTGCAACATCTTCATAGGTTTCTTGGTTCAGTGCCTGAAAAGCATAAGAAAGCATATGATAAATATTATTGATTAAAATGCTCTTATCCTTTGTCATTGAAATACACCGTGCAAAATATTCTCCCAACGTTGCAGTTTGTCTGTATCATCAAACCAGTATTCTGCTAACATAGGCAACACATCAAAATCAACCACATCTTGCATCCATTCTTCTGTACACTCATCTGTGTTACAGAAATAGCTATGCCCAATACAGAAACCTTTACCAAGTGATTTATCTTTAGCAATTTCTTGGTTCAATTCCTTAATACGGTCAATCAGAGTATTGAATGTGTCGTTTGCGAATCCTTCCTGATATTTAATAAAACCTTCTGAATCAAATCCCGGTTCCATATCAAAGAAGCTAAAACGACGACGAAGTGCGTAATCAATCATCGCCAGACTTCTATCAGCAGTATTCATCATGCCAATGATATGTAGACGCTTTGGGACAGAGAAACTTAGGCCATTGTAGGCTAATGTTGCTTTCGTATCTCTATAATCTGCCTCAATTAACATGAGTAACTCACCAAAGATCTTACTCATATTTCCACGGTTGATCTCATCAATGATAAAGAAATAATCTTTATCAGGATGGTTTGCAGCCTTTTGACAAAATCTATAGAAAATACCATACTTCAATTCAAATCCATCTTCAACCGGCTTATACCCCATCATGAAATCTTCATAGGAATAATTTTGATGGAATTGCACAAACTCTATGCGATCATCATCCTTCTCACCCATAATCGAATATGCAAGTCTCTTTGCCGCAAATGTCTTTCCAACACCTGGAGCACCTTGAAGAATAATATTTTTCTTCTTTTTCAAAACTGCAACTAAGCGCTCATACTTTGCTTCAGTCATATATACATCATTTAAGAACTTTTCTTTGTCATATTTTTCAATACTATCTGCTGCAGGTGGTGCTGGATTTTCATCACGAATCATGTCATAAATGAAATCATATTCACCCTTTGTCAGTTTGAACAGACTACCCTGCGGATTACCAAAGTACTCCATCTTTTCAAGTTCTGGACAAGCTTTCAGAGTTGCATAATCAATTGGAGAAGACAGCCCTTCTACTTTTTCAAAATAAATTGATTTTCCATCTTGTTCCGCACTAATTTTGAGAATTGCAACTACCTGCTTTACCGGTGTGGACTCATAGCCGATTATCATATCTCCAGCCTTTGCATCTAAGAAATTCTGAAAAATACGCCGTTTATTGCCATTATCATTATATAATGTATAATCCTGTACTTCTCCAACTGGCATGCTAGCCATACTCCATATTTTGGGATTTGCATTCAAAAACCAGTATCTATGATCTTCTTCTTCATCTTGCGCATACAAAAGGACTTCTGATAAATCGACTTGATCTAGAGCTTCTGCTAATTCATCACGAAGTTTCCAAACATAAGATCCTTCTTCATCTTTTGCAGCATTCTTACCAACATATAATACAGGCCAAAATCGAGAGTTTTCTTCATCTCTTGCAATTACTGGACATCCAGTTTTTTGAACAATACGTCTTGCCAATGCAACAGATCCACTATTATAAAAGTTCTTGGTTTCTCCGTATTTCACAGCAAGCTGAGTGCAAGTAGCCTTTCCACCATAATCCTTCATTCGTTTCATGATTTCGAGACTGCTCTCATTAAATACGTCTTTATCTGTCAGAAGCTCTAACCAATCCTCTACCGTTAATGCCGGAGTATAATCAGTCGGCCACCACTCATCCGCTTTAGGACCTGGTTCCTCCTTGTTCCAATAGCGAGAAATAAAGAAGCCCACATCTATTGTAAGAGTTCGTAATTCAGGATCAGCGTAACATGTAGATGTCAGCTGAGAATTAAGCAGATTTTTAAGTTCATCATCCTGCTGAAGTTCAGCACAAATCTCATCATAAAATGCCACAAAATTCCTGATGTTATCAGCATAAGCACCCTTTTTGAATCGATAATCACTTTCCAGTTCCGACGAGACAGCTTTTACTTCACTCAATTTGTAGATGTAATATTTATCCGGATATCGAAGCCATAAATATGTCATTATCGCATTTTCATACTGGTAATGCTGAGCCGCTCCATTGCCATACCTCTCTAATAACGTATTAGATTTATTTTTGAAGCTGGCTACTCTCTCGTATAAATCCTTGCTCTCATCATACAGTTCAATATACATTGAGCGTACTTCTTCTGGCGCAATCTCTGCAAACTTGGTAATCATTCTTGCTGGGAAGTTATTTACCGATGCCAACAAATTAGCCGTCTGAGCAAGTGACTTTGTTAGCATCTGTGCAAAATCATCTGAATTGACATCCCAATTTAACTGAAAGCATTGCACAGCCTCCCATTTATATTTTTCATTAGGCCACTGTTGTTGCACAAAGCGTTTTTTGTACTCTACCAGCACTTCTTTTAGTCGAAATTTATCGAACACTGTCTTTCACCGCCTTTATACTGATTCTCTAAGACTTTTATAAATCTCATCAGAAAAAATTCCCATCACCTGATGTTTCATTTCATCATTTGACAACAACATTGAAAAGAAATCTTGATTCTGTGACAATCCTTCAATAAGTGCATCATCAATATCATCAAAATAAGAGAACTCAAAGTCTTGCTGTGTATTATTCTTAGCACTTGTTTTAAGTTTATCTGATTTCATAAGGATATCTCTAATCTGCAGCATAGCCTTTACAACAACATCGTTATCATAGTTCTTGCCAGTCTTGCTGTTAATCTCATCGATTATTTCAGACAGTCTCTTTTCTTTATCCTCACTCAAACCAAAGTGTTCCGCCGTCGGCAGTTTCATTACCGGCTTTGCAACCAGGTCAGATGAAACATGTTCTTCACCCTTTTTCTGAACAAATTGAGAGGCTTTGATCTTTCCATCCAAATTAAAGCCACCACCTGGATGCTTAATATTGATATAAGCTAACAGGTATGAAATAAAGTTATACTTCTTGTGCAAATCAGTATCTTCAAAACTAGAAACTTGAAGCAAAAATTCATAATAACGAACAAATCCACGCATATCTGCCACAGCTTGACGCTGTGTTTCATATTCATAATGTTCCAGTAGCTTCTTGCTTTTCTGCAGGAAGAATGTCAATCTTTGCTTCTGTTTCCCTGTTACTTTCTGTGAATACAATATATCATTTGCAGCTTCAATGTCAGCCGGATCAAATAATGCATAGGCATCAATAGTAGCTTCCAAGTCGTAAATTGCATTAGGCGTTACTGAATTTGCCAGTAATGTTGTGGTGTAGTATGGAGCAAATGCAGCTTTGATATCCTCGTATGTATTTACGAAATCCAACACAAATGTCTTTTTATCATATGGAGCACAAATACGATTCAGTCTCGAAAGTGTCTGGACAGCATTAACACCTCTTAGTTTTTTCAGAACATACATTGCACACAGTTTTGGCTGATCAAATCCTGTCTGATATTTATTAGCAACCAAAAGCACTTGATAATTATCTGTATCAAATTCTTTGGTGAGTCTATCCTCCGGAAAACCATTGATAGATGCCTCTGTATATTCTTTATCATCATCCGGTAGTTTTACTTTTCCAGAAAATGCAACCAGAGCATGAATTCCGTCGTAACCTTTCTTGGTAATGTACTCCTCAAAAGCCTGTCTATATTTAACAGCACCTTGTCTGGACGCGGTAATAACCATTGCCTTAGCCTGGCCACCCAGTTCCTGCATTACCGTTGTTCGGAAATGCTCAACAATTACTTCTACACGCTGTGCAATATTAGTATCATGCAATTCTATAAAGCGTGCAATCTGCCTCTTTGCCGCATTCGTTTTACAACGAGGATCGTCTTCGATTTCCTTGTTAAGCTGGTAAAAAGTTGAATACTCTGTATAGTTCTGCAGAACATCAAGAATAAAGCCCTCTTCTATAGCCTGCTTCATCGAATAAACGTGAAATGCTTCTCTCTGGCCATGCGTATTCAAACGACCAAACAACTGAATTGTTGTCGGCTTAGGTGTAGCTGTAAATGCAAAAATTGATACATTTGCTTGCTTACCGTTTCTTTTGATTTCACTTGAAATCATATCTTCAACATCTGATTCAGTTTGATCACCAGAACCAAGCGACATTGTTACCGCAGCCATATCTTTACCTGCAGTAGAAGAATGTGCCTCATCAATAATTACTGCAAAACTTTTATTCTTAAGGTCCTTTACACTATCAACAATATACGGGAACTTTTGAATTGTGGTTGCAATAATCTTTGTATTACCATTCAATGCAATCGCAAGGTCAGCTGAATTGCACTTATCGTCCATAACACGAATCAATCCGGCCTTATGCTCCATTCCCATGATTGCTTTTTGAAGCTGACGGTCAACAACAACTCGGTCAGTGACAATAATGATGTTGTCAAAAATTATCTTGTTTTCTTCGTCATGAAGAGATGTTAAACGATGTGCCAACCATGCTATAGAATTTGTTTTTCCAGATCCAGCGCTATGCTGAATCAAGTAATTCTGTGCAGTGCGATTTTCTCTAACATCGGCAAGCACTTTTCGAATAACATCCAGCTGGTGATAACGAGGGAATATCAAATTCTCAGAACGTTTGATTTTCCCGGTCTTATCATCTACTTTTTCTTTTGTCTCGACAAAAATAAACTTACTTATTAAGTCCAAAATCGTATCCTTTGTAAGGATATCTTCCCACATATAAGATACGCTATACTTATCTTCAAACGCAGGATTTCCAGCACCAGCAGTTACACCTTCTCCGTTTCCCATATTAAAAGGAAGGAAGAATGTAGCGTCACCTGCGAGTTTTGTTGTCATATACACTTCTTCTAAGTCCATAGCAAAGTTTACCAACGTACCTGCTTTGAACATAAAAAGACGTGTTTTGGGGCTACGGTCGGTTCGGAACTGATAAATTGCATCCTGATAAGACTGCCCAGCTGCATTGCACTTAAGTTCAAATGCAATAATAGCTAGTCCATTCAAAAAGATAACAACATCAATTCGTTCTTTATCGCTGGCCCACACTTCCTCCATTGCAGAGAAAATATTCTGTCCATACTTTCTAGTCAAATCTGGATTGAATGTAGTTGCCGGTTTTGTGTACATGAGTTCCAGCTTCTGATTAGAAATTTCGATTCCATGCTTCAGCACATCAAGAAGGCTGCCACGAGTTTTTGTCGTTTCAGCATTGATAAAACTAACAATCGTCTCTTCCAAATCAGACTTATATATTTTTCTCAGATATTCCATCGTTTCGTGCTGAGTATCTTCTAGAAACTTAAAGAGCATCTCACGGTCAACTGCAAAATAACGATCAAAGTCACTTGCCTTACGAATAACGTAACCATTATCCTTTTCCAGTCTTTCAAGAAGAAATTTCTGATATTCTTTTTCGGAAAGAATTGATGCGTGATGAAGAAGCTTCTCGCTGTATGAAGCAACTCGTTTTGCAGCATTTTCTGCATGTTTTTCCGCATCCAAGTTCGTAATATCAATTATCGTTTTATCATCCATTGATTATCCCTCCTTACTCACTTTTCAGCCGTTTGATTAGTTGACGTGCAAAAAGCAAAGCAATCTGGTCGCAACTATACTTGGATGAGTCAATCGCTTGTATATCCGCTATAGATGGATACTTTTCTTGTAACTGTGAAACCGTAATGTTGTGCAAAATCGGAAGAATCAGCTTCTGTCCATTTCTATTCTGTCGATTTAAAAACTCATTCAATTCACGCTCGGTCCACTCTCGATCAAAGAAGTTTTCCGAAATAACGATAATTGCAAACTCTGCTTTTTTCGTGCCGTTCAGAATACGATCCTTCCAATTATCTCCCCACTCCAAAGACTCTTTATCATAAAAAATCTTAATCCCCAGTTTGTTTAATGACTGATATAATTCTTCAATCAAATCTTCTTTGTCCTTGTTAGCATGGGAAATAAACACATCAAATTCAGGCAAGGTTTTTGCCTGATACTTTGGTACACTAACCATTGAAATTCCGTTCATTTTATTTATAAAATCTTGGTCCTTACTGATGCTCTCCAAACATCCAACGAGATTTTTGTAAGCATCCAGATTTCTATGAAACAGAATTGTTTTCATGCGGTCGCCTAATGGATGTTCTTTAAGATAATTATTGTAAAAAATCTCTACATCATTGATCCATACTTCACTCGGACGATTATATTCGTTTATATCCGTACCGATTGCCGCTGCATTAATTGGGCTTTTAATAGAATGAGTCCTTTCTAGCAGATTATTAAGTTGTTCTTCAAAAGTAGCCATTAGACAACCTCCTTCTTCCCAGTTACATACTCAAAGATGAGTGATTTCTTATATTCGTCAAGTGTTGCAAGCTGCTCTTTCTTATCAGAGATAACATCATCCGCCTTTGCAAGCACTGCATCGACATGTTCAACAATCGCTTTTTGTTCATCCAGCGGTGGAACAGGATATGAAAGATCCGCTAACTTGTTCCAACGCAAATCACAAGAACGAACTCGAATTCCGGTTGCCAGTGCAAGGAATACATCACTGTACGCCATGCTGCGAAGATAGTACATAATGTATCGCTTGTTTTGGTTAGTATCTAAAACATTAAGCACAGGTGACGCCTTGCCTCTTGAATCAGAAATGCCAATAGCGCCTGCAAAGCCGTCCATACCATGTACAACCAGATCACCGATATCAATGCCTTGATAACCGATTTCTTTATCAGACATCGTAAAACCATCTTCACGTCGATTGCTTCTCAGGGTTACCTCACCATCGCGGAAACAGGTTATTACACCATCATCATCACGCACCGGCTTCTGCATATATCGTAGAATGTACTTGCCACGAATAACCTCCCAATGTGAAGGCATATTGCCAATCCATTGAATCCCGCTGTCCTTCATCTCGGCATCGGGATTCAGTCCTTTGGTGACAGTTTCGGTGATAACAGACCGCTTGTACTGCTCCAGCGTGTCGATCTGAGTTTGAATGTCGGTGGTCAGCACATCAATTTCAGCGCATTTAGCATCGAGAAAATCGGCAATGCGGTGCTGCTCACCTGTTGGAGCAACCGGTATAAAAAGGCCGCCAAACTTATCCATCGGAATGCGCATTCGAATTGTATTCAATTTTCCATTTCCAGATTCTTTAATAAGAATGCCATTTCCAAGTCCAAACAAACTGCGTTGAAACATCGTTGTCTGAAAGATATAGTTATAGTAGCGTACATCTTCCTTTGCATTCCAAGGGCGAAGCATATAATAAACAGGACTAACACAACCAAAATATTGCGACAGCCCCACAGAGCCAGACAATATATTCATGCTATTCATTACGATATCCCCAGGATAAGCCAGTCTGTATGCACTCACATCCTCTTTAGGTTTGTTTCCTCCACCTTCTTTTTGATCGTATGGAATGACGCCTTGTTTAGCAGTCAACGAAAGAATTTCTGTTGTCCTAACAGGATTATTTTTCTCAACTCGTTCTTGCAAACAGTATTTTATTTTTCTTAGTTCCCAATTGGAGGGAAGCTCTCCCAACCAAGAGATTCCACTCGCTTTCATTTCTCTCATATCAGCACCACCTTACTCAAACAGCTTTGCCACACGCTTTGAAACCGAAAATTCCAGTTCCATAAACTTTGTTTTCAGCTCTTCACTTGGCGTTGATGCCTGATATTTGTAGAAATACCGCGTGAATGGGATTTCAGCACCGGTCTTGATGACAGGTTTTTTCTTTCCAAGATCTTCCTCAAAGAAAGCGGCGGCATCCGGGATATGAGGCAAAACCTCACGTGCCATATAATCTTCGATGCTTTCCTCCCATTTCACCAGTTCGGTGTCCTTGGTTTCTTTGTCGTAAATAATCCTTCCCTTGCGGTCACGTTGAATTTCTGCATTCTTATCCATAATAGAGAGGCCATTAGCAATCTTGTCGAGCAATTTTTTATCAGATGTTGCCGAAGCAAGTGCCTTAGTCAGTACAGGCATAAACTCAGTCGGTGAATTATATACTTGTTCTGAAGTGACAGCTTTCAATGTAGTAATAATCTCATCGTATAAGGCCTGATTGTTTTGGTATGATTCCAATTTTTTCTGTTCTTTGCCAGTTAGTTCTTCAGCATTCTCCAATTCATTAACCTTAGCCTGATCATAGAGAGAAGAAAGCGCATCCTTAGACAGCATAGCTTCGATACGCCCCTCTGTGATAGCATAGCTTCGCTGAAGTGGCTGCATAACCGCATACTCACGGTAAATGAACTCCTCGTTATCATAAATTTTGCAATATTCGTTTTCTGCAAATTCTGCATAGAGCTTTGTTACGGTGCTGCGATCTTTCGGAGATATTTCATTTTTCTTATCGCCCAGCGCCTTGCGTAGTTTGTGGAAGAAAGACGAGGCATCAATCAACTGAATCTTTCCCTTGCGCTCATCACGCTTATTCTTGGAAAGTACCCAGATGTATGTTGCAATACCTGTGTTGTAAAACAGATCTGTTGGCAATGCAATAATCGCTTCGATTAAATCGTTTTCTAACATCCAACGACGAATTTGGCTTTCGCCGGAAGCTGTACCACCTGAAAATAACGGACTACCATTTTCAATAATAGCAGCACGCCCAAAATTATCATCCATCTTATTAATAGCAGATTGCAGAAACAGCATCTGCATATCACCGGAACCAGGGAGTCCCGCACCCCAGCGGCCTTCAAATCCCTTTGCATATTCATCATTAACAGCTTTTTCTACACCTTCTGCAGCATCTTTTCCTCCCCAAGGTGTACCAAATGGCGGATTTTCAATAACAAAACGCATCTTCGTTCCCTCGAAGCAATCCTTCTTCATTGTATCCTGATAACAGATGTTCTCCGCATTCTGCCCTTTGATAAGCATCTCTGCAAGACAGATAGCATAAGATTCCGGATTGATTTCCTGACCCAAAAGACGCACATCGGCTGTTGGGTTATAGCGTTTTATAAAGTTATATCCTGTAGACAGCATACCACCAGTTCCGCATGCTTGGTCCAAAACTGTAATAACCTTTCCATCATCAAAAATATCATCGCATCCTTCAGCAAGCAGAATGTTTACCATTAGCTTAATGATGTCACGTCCAGTGTAGTGGTCACCAGCCTCAGCATTTTCAGAAAATCTACGGATAAGATCCTCGAAAATATAGCCCATCTTCACATTATCAATTGTACGAGGATTTAAATCTAATTCCGAAAACGCTTTAACGACACTTAACAAACGGTCATTTTTATCCATCTTGTCAATCTGCTTATAAAAATCGAGACCTTTCTCTGCAGATATGATAATCTCCTGAACATTTGGAGAAAAGCTCTGCAAATATGCTTTAAAATTTGCAGCCAAGTTGTCGGCATCATTAATTAACTCTGCAAGTGTAAACTCACTGGTATTGTAGAACTGAAATCCAGAAATACGATACATTGCCTTTGCCGGATAGTTCGGGTTTGCTTTGAACTGTGCCACCACCTTGTCCTTGGTCGGTTCCAGTGCACATTCAAAACGTCTGATGATAACCATAGGAATGATTACATCCTTGTATTTATCACTCTGGTATGTACCACGCAGTTTATTTGCAATGGACCAGATAAAATTGACCTCTGTTGATACATCAATAGGGGAATCATCCCACATTGCATCGATAGTCTGCTTTTGTGCCATTATATTTTCCTCCAATCAAGCTAAGAACTTCTTAGTCATTGTTAATTTTATATATTTAGGTGTCCAAAAATCGGGACTTAGTCCTCGATTCCCATCATCATCTTATAGTGCTGTTCCTGATGCATGGCAGTAAAAATCAACTCAAACACTTTTTTGCACTGTTCCACATCACTGCCATCATCAATATAGTTGAAGCCATCACTTATAACAGCTGGACCGTCGTTCATATATGTGAGCATACTTGAAGCAAGGTTGTACCGGTCATAATTCGCCTTCTGTCCTTCCACTTCATCCACAAACAACGACTTATTCTGTTCCAGAACAATCTTGTGAAGGTCGTTTCCTTCGTAGCCACATATCTGAATAAAGTAGTACTCAAGAATATGTCGGATTACATTCTTCACCGTATTTGCTGTTTTCAATTCCTTATATTCATCCCACAGAGCAGCATACGAGTTTTGAATTGGATTATAGTTCTCTTGCTCGGTAGGTACTCTCTGACTCTGACGCACACAAAGTTTAACTGAAGAAATGTTTTCTATCTTACGAATCATATAGAACGAAACGCTGTGATATCTCTTTGCTTGGTGATGCGTAATTTCCTTATGGAAATAAACATTGTGAGTCAGAATGAAAATCTGCTTAATATAGTCGCCGTCGACTTTATGGCTTCGATAGTCCGTATTGTTGTAACAAACCTCAATCATCTCTCTGACCAGAGCACTGACGATGAACAATGCTCCACTATCCATACTGGATACCGGGTCATCAATAACAACAATTTTATCTTTTACAGCTTCGCTGCTAAGGCTTCCTTTCACAAGGTGATAGTAATACAGGAATGCAATAAAGTTTCTTTCACCTTCGCTCAGTTTTTCTGCAACAGTTCCATCCGGTCGAATAACCTCATATGTATTTGCTACTCCGTCCTTTGCACGAAGATGGAAACCTTCAAAACCAGAATTATCAAGCAGAACATTGATACTATCGATAGTGGCCTCAGTATTCACAATCTGTTTGTTTAGCTCATTGGCCTCTTTCTTCTTAGCAGTAGCATCCTTTTTTAACTGCTCCATTTTATCTTTCAATACTTTTATTTCAGCATCCAAATCAGTCAGCGCTTTGTTGTACGCAGCTACATCAGCTTTCAAGAGCTCTGCAAGATACTCCCACACCTGCTTTTTGCACAAACCCTTCTTTGTTTTGAGATCACTGACAATCTCGTTGTTTTCCTTGATTTTCTTATTAAACCCATCAATCAGCGTGCCAATCTCAATCAGCAAACTATCGGTATCTTCCAACGAGGCAATCGTTGTAGGTTCTTTAATCTTTGCTGCAATTCTCTGTCTATTTATAGTAATAGCATCTACGAGAAGCTGTACCTTGACCTCATATTCTGACAAGTCCAATCCTGGCATAGCAGCAGATACATTACCTTCCAGCGTTGCTACAACAGAATCCATCTCTGATTCATATGTTCTTTGAAAAGCATTAATCGCAGAGATATCATCCTGATACTGCGCATCGAAGCACGCAGCTATTTCTTTATCAAAATTTAATGGAAGTTTCTGTTGGCAATATGGACATTTTCCATCTGTCTGTCCAGCAAAATGAGTATGACCACTTCTCACCCAATCAGTAGCTTTTAACGCTTTAATAAATTTTGCAAAGTCTGTATCACTGCTGCTGGAGATTGGTTTACTCATCAATTCATATCCGGGCAGAGATGCATAGGTAACTTTGCCTGCCTTAGACAGCATATTGTACTGCTGTGCATCACCTGAAAAAACGGTACCGTATAGAGCTTTTAATTCATCAAAGTTATGAGCGACCGGTGTAATCGCTAAAATCTCTTGAGTAAATAATGCCGCCTTCTTTTTACCCTTGATGGCTTCATCAAATAACGTTCTGGCTTCCGCACTCTTGCTCCAGCAGTCTGATTGAAATGTCGATAAAGCGGTATTCTTATCCGCTGTTTTCTGGTCTATAGCGGCCTTATGTCCGTTATATTCCTCGCCCATTTTCTTGCGTTCTGCATTGAGTGTATCGACCTGCTCTTGAATAGCAATATTAGTTTCATTTACGGTGAATACACCAGCAAGATTTCCATAGTTACGCAAGTTAGCATTTATAAAATCTGTATCATACACAAGAACATCATAGTCAGTTGATGCCTTCCCAGCTTGCCACTGTAAATGCTCATCGTTTGCCTTAAACGTTCGTGCAATGGTAGATTTGCCTGCACCATTCTTCCCATAGAAGAAATTTACATACGTCGGTTCTATAACCTCATTGGAAAATGTGGCATCGTTTAACGTTATTTTTTCTATTGCTGATTTCATTTTAGGGTTCATATACAAATCTACCTCCTGCTTCTATTCTTTAATTTTTCCTTCTCTGACCCATTCATCAACTTCAGAGATTTTGAATTTATATCGTTTTCCAGCTTTATATACAGGTAATTTTCCTTCTTTTATCCAAGTACGGACTGTATCCTGACTCAAACTTAGGTGTTCTGCTACATCTTCAAGGTTTACCCATTTTTCAACTTGCATGTTTTCATATTCTGCACTCATATTATTCCTCCATGTTCGATTCCAGATGAGTGGTTGCGTATTTATAAATAAAAGACTTGTATCCCAGCTTCCCTTAATACCTCTACTGCATTTATCTTTTTTATTGCCCAGTGCATACGATTCAATTCATTCGTTCCGCTGCAGCCTTCGATTCCGAGTTCAAACCGAAGTTCATTTATTTTCTGCTGTGGTATCCAGTTGAGTATTTGATAATATACTTTGATACCGTTGTCCTGAATTTTCACATCAACAATCAACCCATAAGCTGCATAGTGGTCTGCATCAGTTTTGCCATAAGCGTGGTTCTCAGTCGCAATAATTGCTGGATAGGTTTTCAACACCGAAATTGCATCATCCGACAAAGTCGCATAAGCTGCTTTCAATTCTTTTGACGTACTTTCCGTTATTGCTCTATCCTTGCGAACAAGGCAATGACAGTACTGAGGATTTAATTCATCATCCCCGACAACCAGAAGATTATAAAAATCTGTATTTAATGTAATGGTATGCGCTGCGCTAGGACTTCCCGGCCTGGGTGGTGCTCCGCCCACCATCATTACACTATAGGTATTATTCACTGCATCCGTATGAGCTACTAACGTATTATTGTTACCGGGCAAATTAAATGTTGTATTCGGTGTTTGCGTTTGCAAAACTCCCGGTTGTGATGGCTGTAATTTATTCTCCATCTTTTTTCTGCCCTCCATAATAATTGTTCGTAATGCTATCGACATGCTGAATGAAGCTATTATTATTTCCAGTCACATTAAAGTTGAAAACCATTTGCTGTTTTGACTTTTCTTCCTCCTGACGAGGTTCTTCATAGACTTCTTCAACAATTATATCATCTGGCGATTTATCGGCTTTATTATCAGCAACATCATCATCTTCAAGCTGAATGTATTTGAGTTTGATATCTACTGGCCAATCGGCACCAATATCTCCTTTGTAAGTCCTTTTTGCTCCACCAGCGGACGGACACCAGGAATCGAATGTTTCAGCCCCAACTACATTATCAACACTACATACCGAATAATGAAATACACCTAATAGAAATGACTGCAAAGGAATTTCTTTCATATTTATGAGTTCTTTTTTCTGCGCCGTTGTTCCATCTTCTTTGATATAGAAAGGTTGGCTATCATCAATGCAATTATCCAACGATATTAGTTCGACGAGTGCTTTCACGAGCAGCTCGTCTTTTTTTATATCTCCTCCAGCATCAATGAAGTCATCCACAAAGCGGCACATTTTTCTCAATGTATCCACATACTCGTTCTTCACTCTTTCGTCAAAAACTCTCAATGCCGTTTTATCACCGAACGGGAAGTAGCCTCCGCCTGCATTCTTGCATTTCTTATATTCTGAAGCGTTACCCTGAATTGTTTTAATTTCAGTCGGTATTGGTGTCGCTAAATCAGAACGTATCACTCTGGCCAAACCTATCAAAGTTTCATATTCAGTTAATCCATCTTTTTTTCCTGCGTAGTGTTCATTTGCACCCAGCAGTTGCTTTCTAGCCTCTAAAAGCAAGGTGAAAAACGTACCGCCACACAGTCTTAAATTTTCATTTTTTGTCATTGATTGTCCCTCTAACCAAATTTACCTACTCAACTTACTCAACTGTGAATGGCAGGCCTACTCAACTTACTATTTTCTAGCCCTGTGAAAAGCCACAGGGATTTTTTGATGTTTGTCGGCCGTTGAATCTGATGAATATAAACCAGAGCAAACCCCAACAAACCCTATTAAATCATTATAACACTTTTCGACATTATTTTCAATGTAGCGAGTATGAACGAACAATAAACTCTACAGCGAAATATGCCCGAAATCTCTGTTTCCACCTGTGACTGGTCACAAATCTATGCCAATCACAGGAGGTAAATGTTATGGCAAACAAAGACAATCAGAGTAAAGAGTATCGTATCTACATCAAGGAATCCAAAAGCTGGGTGGATGTAAACAAGGAATTCTATACGAACTACTATCGTGACATCAACGCCTATCGCAAACGTCAGCAAGAGCATGGCCGCTGTGTCTGCCCTGCAAGCAAGCGCTACTTATGCGACATGGATTGCTTAACCTGTCCTTATGCCAAAGCTGGCGATCAGCTTTCTCTCGACAACACCATTAGCGACAGTGACGGAAACGAAAAGAGCTGGCTCGACGATGTTCCGGATGAATCTACAGCTATCGCTGAAGTGTTGGAGGATGCAGAACTTCTTCATGCTCTCTATGCAAAGCTGAATGAGCTGGATCCGGAAGGTCGTCTTATCTGTCAGCTTATTATGCAGGGAAAATCTGAACGAGACTGCGGAAAGGAAATGGGCCTCTCTCGTAATACCTTTGTATATCGTAGGGACAAACTGTTCAAGAAGCTCCGTTCCGAGCTTAAGGACTACATCTAATATGAATGGTCGTCCTCTGATTCTTCAGAGGACGATTTTTCTTTTCAAAAAAGTTTCTTAAATTTTTTCGGCCAAACGGCAATCTCACCTCCATTGAGTAGTGTAAGGCGAAACAAAGCGACCTACAGAAAGTGAGGTGAACATCGTGAATCGAACTTTTCACAACAGAAGCGGCACTGTCGCAGAAGTGATTGCTACTCTCACTACAATCAGCCAGGTATCCGCAAGAATGGCAAAGAATCTCAGAATCATCGCCGCACACAGGCAATCCGAGGAAGGAGAAACAGTAAATGTCAAAAATGAACGATATGGCTATGGCCATCGAAGAGCTGAGAAATGCTGCCACTGCTATTAATGATGCAGCAAACTGGCTCGCACAGCAGTTTGGAGAAGAATCCGAAGCCGTTGAAAAAGCAGAAGTCCCTGCCGCTCCTGCGAAACCTACACTGACTCTTGAGGAGGTTCGAGCTGTTCTGGCTGATAAATCTCGTACTGGACATGCAGCTGAAATTCGAGAACTTCTTAAAAAGTACGGTGCAAGCAAGTTGTCACTCGTAGACCCGAAACATTATGAAGCCCTGCTCAGGGAAGCGGAGGTGCTCTAATATGTCACCTAAAGGACATGCAATCCTCTCCGCATCCTCTTCTGACCGCTGGCTCCACTGTCCACCGTCAGCAAGGCTCTGCGAAACCTACAAGGATAAAGGCAGCAACTATGCTGCAGAAGGCTCCGATGCCCACTCTCTTTGTGAGTACAAGCTCCGTAAAGCACTCGGCATGAAAGCTACAGATCCTACCAAGAATCTCGACTGGTATAACGATGAAATGGATGACTGTGCCAACGGGTATGTCTGCTTCATCATGGAGCTTTTGGAAGAGGCCAAGCAGACTTGCTCCGACCCTGTTGTTCTGATTGAACAGCGAGTGGACTTCTCCCGTTGGGTAGAACAAGGCTTCGGAACTTCTGATGCCATTCTCATCAGCGACGGCACCATGCATGTAATTGACTACAAACACGGTCTTGGAATCCTCGTATCCGCTGAGGACAATCCTCAGATGAAGTGCTACGCCCTTGGCGCACTGGAACTCTTCGACGATATTTACGACATCGATACGGTCAGCATGACCATCTATCAGCCCAGACGCCAGAATGTTTCCACCTATGAGGTCAGCAAAGATGATCTCTATCAGTGGGCCGATGAAGTTCTGAAGCCTACCGTAGACCTTGCCTTTGCCGGTGATGGGAACTTCCTGTGTGGTGAATGGTGCGGATTCTGCAAGGCAAAGCATGAATGCAGGGCTAGAGCAGAAGCCAATCTTTTACTCGCACAGCACGATTTCAAGCTACCGCCTCTGTTGGAAGATTCGGAAATCGAAGTTATCCTTTCCCGTGTTGATGAACTGGTCTCTTGGGCCAATGACATCAAGGAGTATGCACTCCAACAGGCAATCAGCGGTAAAGAATGGACTGGCTGGAAGCTGGTCGAGGGTCGCTCCAACTGCAGATATACCAACGAAGACGCCGTATCAAAAGCTGTCGAAGCTGCTGGTTTTGACCCTTACGAAAAGAAACTGCTTGGTATCACAGCCATGCAGAAACTGCTCGGCAAAGCTCGATTTGAAGAGCTCCTTGCAGCCTATATCGAAAAGCCACAAGGCAAACCTACTCTTGTGCCAGAGAGCGATAAACGCCCGGCAATGAACACAGCAAAAAATGATTTTATGGAGGAATATGACAATGAGTAAAAATGCAAAAATGACAAATCCCATGAAGGTTATCACTGGTCCTAACACACGCTGGAGCTACGTCAACGTCTTGGAACCGAAATCCATCAACGGTGGCACTCCGAAGTACAGTGTCAGCCTGATTATCCCGAAGTCCGACACAAAGACTGTAGCAAAGATTGAAGCTGCTATCGAGGCTGCATATCGTGAAGGTGAATCCAAGCTCAAGGGCAATGGCAAGTCCATACCAGCTCTTTCCCTACTTAAGACTCCTCTTCGTGACGGAGATCTTGAAAGACCGGACAACCCTGCTTACGCTGGCAGCTACTTTGTAAATGCCAATGCGACTTCTGCTCCGGGCATCGTAGATGCAGACCGCAATCCTATCCTCACTCGTTCTGAGGTTTACTCTGGAGTCTACGGTCGTGCTAGCATCAGTTTTTACGCTTTCAACAGCTCTGGCAATAAAGGCATCGCCTGCGGCCTTAACAATCTACAGAAGATTCGTGATGGCGAGCCTCTTGGCGGTAAGGCATCTGCTGAATCTGACTTTGCAACTGATGACGACGATGATTTTCTTGACTAATGGAGGTGGCAGACTATGAATACGATCACAATTAGCACAATTCTTGTAAACATCTGTATCGGCTGCTTCGCCTGCGTCGGTCTTACTACTGCAATCTCTATGATTCAGAGTATCATCAACGACCATAAACGTGAAAAGCGTAAGCAGGAAAAGGACAAGCGCGACCTCGAATACCACGAAAAGCGCATGAAAGACTTTAAGTAACTTATCAACCTGCTGGCGGTGGACTCACTGCCGCCAGCACATTTTCTGACAAAAGGAGACAATCTATGAATGAATTTGCAGAAATCTTAAATCTATTTATTGCTAATGTCATCGCCTATACCTTTTTTGCGGCGGTATATGGCTTCATCATCTACAACGTAGGAAAAATCGTTTTTTACCTTGTTCGTTATGCTGTATACCACATTCGTCGTGACATCAATAAATATAAATCCAATAGAGATAAACAGTAACACGGCAGGCGGCAGGGATTTCTCTGCTGCCTGTTTTGTAGAAAGGACAATCTCATGAAAACACTTAGTATTGATATTGAGACTTACAGTGATGTGCCACTTCAGAAAACTGGTGTCTATCGTTATGTGGAGTCTCCCAATTTTGAAATCTTGCTCTTTGCCTACAGTGTAGATAGCCAACCCGTTCAGGTCATCGATCTTGCCTGCGGAGAACAGATCCCAAAAGAGATTCTTCTTGCTTTGGAAGATGAAAATGTCATCAAGTGGGCCTTCAACGCTACCTTTGAGCGCATCTGTCTTTCTCGTTTCTTAGGTTACCCGACCGGAGAATATCTAAAACCGGAAAGCTGGCATTGCTCTATGATATGGTCCGCCACGATGGGGCTTCCTCTCTCACTAGAGGGTGTCGGCGCTGTTCTGGGACTTGAAAAGCAAAAGTTCTCAGAAGGTAAAGATCTCATCAAATACTTCTGCCAGCCTTGTGCTCCTACCAAAGCCAATGGTCAACGCACAAGAAACCGCCCTTTCCACGCTCCGGACAAGTGGGCCCTGTTCAAGAAATATAACATCCGTGATGTAGAAACGGAAATGGGCATCCAGCAGAGGCTCGCAAAGTTCCCGGTTTTAGCTCAGGTCTGGGAGGAATATCATCTGGATCCTGATCAGGCGGCTGTCGTAAAAAGGATATTTGCTGATATTCTTTCCGGAAAAAGCACAAACGCTATTGCAGATGAGCTAAACGCAGAAAAGGTTCCATCCAAGAAAAACAATCACTGGACTTCCAGCACTATTCGAGGCATTCTAGCCAATGAAAAATATACTGGAGATGTCATATTTCAAAAGACCTATACGGATGAAACCTTCAATCGGCACACAAATTATGGTGAGGTTGATCAGTACATGGCTCCGGATCATCACGAAGCGATTATCAGTCATTCAGACTTCGACGCAGCAAATGCACTGGTTAATCAACGAACCGCAGAAAAAGGTATTGATAAGCGATTGATGGAAACCACCCATTATCTTGGAGACAGTTTCTATCCTGCTATTATCGATAAGGATACCTACCAAAAAGCACAAGAAGAACGCAAGAGCCGAGCCACAGCACTCGGACGAAATAATAAGAAAACACAAATGAGGAAGCTACAGATACCTACCCGTTTCCATATGGGTGAGGTTGCTGCCCTTTATGACAATCCCGTCAAGCAGGCAGAATATCTGTACAGCCTCATAGAAAGCGAGAGTAAATAATGGGAAATGTAATGTTAATTCCTGCAAGGCGACAGGTTGGAAGTAACGCTCGAAAGCAGGAAGAAGAAAAGCCAAAGCTCCGAGTCGCAGCGTACTGCCGTGTCAGTACAGACAGCGATGAACAGGCTACAAGTTATGAAGCTCAGGTCGAGCACTACACAGAATATATTCAAAAGAATCCGGATTGGGAATTTGCCGGAATTTATGCTGATGACGGTATATCCGGCACCAACACCAAAAAGCGAGAAGAATTCAATCGCATGATTGATGACTGTAAAGCTGGTAACATTGATATGATTATTACCAAATCCATCAGCCGATTTGCCAGAAACACACTGGACTGCCTGAAATACATAAGGCAACTCAAAGACATGAACATACCTGTTCTGTTTGAAAAGGAGTCTATCAACACAATGGATGCCAAAGGCGAGGTTCTTATCACCATCATGGCTTCTCTGGTCCAGCAGGAATCGCAGTCCTTAAGTCAGAATGTCAAGCTGGGATTACAATATCGCTACCAGCAAGGCAAGGTACAAATCAACCACAATCGCTTCCTTGGCTATACAAAGGACGCAGATGGGAATTTAGTCATCGATCCAGAACAGGCCGAAACTGTAAAGCGTATTTACCGAGAATACTTAGAAGGTCTCAGTATGGACAAGATTGCTGCAGGCCTGGAGCGTGACGGTATTCTTACCGGTGCCGGAGGAAAAAAGTGGCACACAAGCACCATCAACAAAATTCTCCGTAATGAGAAGTACATCGGTGATGCCTTACTCCAAAAGACCTACACCACCGACTTTCTAAACAAGACCAGAGTTAAAAATAACGGGCTTGTTCCACAATACTATGTAGAAGGCGACCACGAAGCCATTATTCCAAAAGACATTTACCTGCAGGTACAGGAAGAACTTGTCCGCAGACGAGTGGTAAAAACCAGTGCCAATGGCAAAAAACGAAGCTATAGCTGCAACCACTGCTTCTCACAAATCGTCATCTGCGGAGAATGTGGTGAAATGTTCCGAAGGCTTCACTGGAACAACCGAGGCGTCAAGTCCATTGTCTGGCGCTGCATCAGCAGGCTAGAATCCACCGGGCTTGAATGCCACGCTCGAACCATCAATGAGCTGGTTCTTCAGGATGCCGTTGTCAAAGCCATCAATCAAATGCTTGGTGACAAAAGCAATTATCAGGCACAGCTCCAGCTTAACATTGCCGCAGTCATCCGTGCTTCACAGGCAACTGCCATTGACAGCATTGACGAAAAGCTGATGGCGCTGCAACAAGAGTTGATTCAGAAGGCCAACAGCAAAGAGGCCTACGACGAAATAGCGGATGAAATCTTCAGGCTCCGAGAACTCCGCCAGAAAACAACCGTCGATACCGCCGCAAGGGACGAACAGATAAAGCGAATTAATGACCTGCAGGATTACATCTCACAGCAGACCGCCCCCCTTACTGAATTTGATGAAGCACTGGTTCGACGCTGGATCAAGCAGATCACCATCTGGGATGACCGCATCACAGTTGAATTGAAATCCGGCGTCAGCATTGATGTGGATGCATAACTTCATAAACGCACGAAAACTCCCCACCACTGGATAATTTCCGGTGATGGGGAGCCTTTGTTTTCAAGTTAATTATCATTCTTCGTTGATTTCTTTCTGAGCCAATGTGGTTAATTCCATCATCTTTTGTTGATAAGTAACTCCGTCAATTTCTTCGTCAGCATACTGTCTCATTAATTCATCAATCTGTGCTTTTAATTCTTCTCTGATCATTTGTTCCGCCTCCTTATTTTGTTAATCATCATTTTTTGTAAAATGAGTTATAACCTTGTATATCCCATATCCAACTAGTGCAAGAGCGCCAATAACTAATTTGCCTGTTGAACTATTTTTTAATTCATCAGATATATCCTCCGCAGGCTGTTCTTTTTGGCTATTGACTTTCTTCCAATATGCCTCCGATTCAGCGGCTTTCTCTGATCTGCGTCGACGATGCTCATCAGATGTTTTCTCTCGTATATAACGCTTGTGTTCCACTGAAGTGTCAAGTTCTTCAAGAATTCTTTCATCCCATTCGAACCAATTCCAACCTCGAAATGCATAACCACCGTACCCATTGTCATCGCCTTTCTCAATTACGAATAGTTTCCCTTTCTCTGTTGGATAATAATTTCCGGGCTCACCAGAAAGGAATCCTTCTTCTTTTAATAAGATGTTCATTTCCTCCGCTGTCAAGCCACATCTTTCTCCTAATCGTTTTGCTGATAATGTCATGTATCGTCCTCCTGCATTATTTATCTTGGATGTTCTTCTGCCAGTTTTCGTTCTTCTTCATCCCATCGTTTCTGAACTTCTTCAAAATATTTTTCACTTTGTTCAGAAAATGTGCCACGCATATAGCTGATTTCATCCATCAGGCTTTGTCCCCATGTTACATCGATTAGCTGTTCATGATGATATGTTGCTTCACTTGTACATCTGGCCAGCACCGTATTTCCTGAAGCATCCAAAATGGAGTACGGATATTGATACTTCAAGATTATATTGTTCTTATTAAGTACATCTTCCTTAATATCTCTGGCCCAGCACAGCATAAGAAGCTGTAGGCTATTGAACCTAAATACATACGATAATGCATAATTCTCAAACTCTTGTTTTTCCATCTCCTCTCGCAAGCTGATATGTCCAGTATTATAATCAATGTTTGTGACAATACTATTTGCCAGTAATAGTGGCGAATCTCCCCATCGGAGTTTCATATTTCCAAACATATAATCCGGTGCAGGCGAAGTGTTCACTGCAAGTCCAGCCAAGATAGTAATATTTCCTAGCGGACTACTTTTTTCTTCATTCAACAGGAATTCTTTTACTTCGTCATCAAAAAAAGATACATCCTTCTTCCTAGCCCTCAAGTCATTGAATGCAAACTTCAAACACATTTTTTGAATCATTGCATAGTCATATTCTACAGAAAGAGTGTCGTCTTTTTTGTACTTCACCAAAAAATACTTCCCAATAAATTCTTTTGCATAAGAGTCGATGTACGAAATCCTATTGTTATTACAGTCTGCGCAAACATCTTTCACCATCGGATCCCCTTGATGCACGATACTTCTCTCTCAGTCTATTGTTGCGAAGCATTCTGGAAATAACCCAAGTATTCCGCTTGATATTATATACTCTTTAGTTCCTTTAGCTTCTTTTCCACAATAAGCACAAATCATGCACAGCCACCTCCTGTTATCTATTCCACTGCCAAGTCTGTCCTTTAGTATCGAGTGGCTTAAACTGCGGTCGGCTCTGACAACAATCCCGGTGTCACAACCTCTGACATCTAATCCACAGCCTAAACCCTACCGCTATTCTCCGGTACTCAATTTCTCTCCAGTCAGACCGAAAAGTAGATATGTTTCCATACAAGAAAACCGAGCTTTCCG